TGTCACCCGCGACGTTCAGGCGACCATTCGGGACGGCGGCCCAGGCTGGCCTGCCCTGTCGCCGCGCACGGTGGCGGCGAAGGGTTCAACCTCGCCGCTCATCGACACGGGGCAGCTCCGCCAGTCCATCCGGCACGCCGTCCGGGGGCTGCGATGATCCTCGGCGCTGAGACCATCACGCGCACCTCCTACGCCGCCGGATCGTGGTCCTCGGCGGGGCGGTGGGTGTCAGGGGCGGGAACCGCGGCCACGATCTCCGGGTCAGTCCAGCCCGCAGGCCCGAAAGAGCTGGGCATCCTCGCCGAGGGCGACCGATCGCGCGACCCCCGATCCGTGTGGACCTTCGCCGAGCTATCCGAAGGCTCGCAGCACGCTGGAACCTCCCCTGATCGTCTGTCTATCGGCGGCGTGGTCTACGAGGTACGCTCGGCGGAGGTCTACCGGGTCGGGGCGCCGATCCCTCACTGCAAGGCCGTCTGCGTGCGCCTCGCCGAGGCCGACAGCACCACCCGCACCGACGCCGGGGAGGCCATCCTCCAGGGCGTGCGCGCTGCCCTCAAGGCTGCCGCCAGCCTCACCGACGCGCAGGTCATCGTGTACGGCGAGGACGCGATCCGTCCACCCCTGCCCTATCTGGCCGTGCGTGTCGCCGCTGACCGGCCCGTGGGCGACCCCTGGGCAATCGAGGCCCTGTCGGCCGGCCACCCCACCGAGGCGGCGAAGGGCAACCGCGAGGCCGCTGTGACCGTCCTGGGCTTCGGGCGGGGCTCCGCGGTCTGGCTTGAGACGTTCGCCATCCGCCTCGGCTTCGGCGCCGTCGCTGATGCCATCGCCGCCGCCGGCTTCGCGCTGACGCCCGAGGGCCCTACCGTGGAGACGCCGACCGTGGTAGACAGCGGACATGAGGCGCGGTTCTCTCGGGACTTCGTCGCCCAGTACGCCATCGCCTCCACCGCCGAGACGGGCACCGAGGCCACCTCCTTCCCCCTGACCATGACCTACCCGTAGGAGTCGCCCCGATGGGGAACCCGAACACCCACAACGACACGGTGGCGGTAACCGTCACCCTCGCCACGGTGACCGCGGCCAACCGCGGTTTCGACGTGGTGATGCTGATCAGCAGCGACAGCACGCTGAACAGCGCGCGGACGGTCGCCTACGCCAGCGCCGCCGAGGTCGCCACGGCTCTCGCCGCCGGCTACCTGTCCAGCGCCGCCGCCGCCGCCGCGACCCTCGCCTTTGGCCAGCCCCGGCCGCCCGCCACCTTCGTCGTGGGCCGCAAGGCCTCCGGAGAGACGTGGGCCGATGCCTACGCGCTGTGTGTGGTCTCCTACCCTGGCGCCTACGGGATCTGCATCCAGTCGCGCACCGACGCCGACATTCTCGCCGTCGCCGCGGCCATCCACACCGAGGGCGAGCGCCTGGGCTTCTTCCAGGTGAACAACTCAGACCTCTACGGCGGCTCGCTGGCATCGTCCACGCTGGCCAACCTGATCAACGCCCCCAAGCGGTGCGTGGCCTACTACCACAGCACGGACACCGAGTACCTCGACGTGGCCCATGCGGTCGACCGGCTGGCCTACAGCCTCGACGACCTGAGCCCTGGGTGGAACTCCGGGGTGGCCTCAGTCGCTGCCAACAGCGTGACCCTGACGCAGACCCAAAAGGTCCAGCTTCGCGACACGAACAGCGTCAACGTCATGCTGCCCTTCGGCACCACCACGAACCGCTGGGTCGGCAAGGGCGTCACCATCGACGGCACCCCCGTTGAGGAGGTGACGACCGGCGACTGGTTCAAGGCCCGGGCCTCCGAGCGCATCGCCGATCGGCAGGTGGCCCTCGCCGCTGAGGGAAAGAAGATCCCAGTCTCCTCCGTGGGGCAGGCGATCGTCCTCGCCGAACTGGAGGGCCTCCTCGCCCAGGGTGTGACCGCCGGCCACTTCGTCGCCGGGCAGACCACCGTGACCGCCGAGGCCATCACCAGCGCCGACACGGCCGCCAACCGGCTCCGCTTCACCGGGTCTGCGCAGGTCGCCGTCTCGGCCCGCGTGTTCACCTTTGCCTTCACCGTTTCCGAGAGTGAGGTGGTCTGATGGCCGCGCCGCTTCGCACGCATGACCTCGCCGCCTGCACCCTCATCATCGGCGGGCAACTTGTGACCGGCTTCGGTGAGACCGACGCCATCACGATCACCCCGATGGAGGACGCCGCCGCCCCCACCGCCGGGGCTGACGGTCAACTCACCGTCAGTCGCTCGAACAACAAAAACATGACCGTGGAGATCACGGTCATGCAGAACAGCGAAGGGTACAAGGTCCTGGGCGATCTGTACACGACGCAGGCGGCCCAGTCGCCGATCCTGCGGACGCCGTTCCGGTTCGAGAACCCCCTCACCGGTGACAAGGTGCGCAGCGACTACTTCGCGTTCACTGGCCTCCCCGAGGTGAAGGTCGGGAAGACGGTCGCCGAGGTCGTCTACAAGGGTGTGCTGTCCGCGCCCGCCGTGACCCGCGGGGGTGCGCTGTGATCCTCGAACCGAGGGAGGTCACCCTCTTCGACGCGGACGGCAACCCGCACAACTACGTCATCACGGCCCACCCTTTCGCCGATGGGATGCCGATTGTGCAGGCCCTCGCCGCGGTGGTCATCCCTCCCCTGGTGGCATCGCTGCCCCCGGGCGCGCGTTTAGAGGACTTGGCGGGCGCCATCAGCCCCACCTCCCTCGCCGGCGGCATCGGGCAGGCCCTGGCCGCAGCGCCGCCCGACCTCGTGGCGCGCGTCCTGTCGCGCACCGTTCGGGATGGCGCCCGCCTCACCGGCAAGGCGCTCGACTGCTACGCCGGGAATTACGGCGAGGCGCTCCGGGCCGCATGGGAGGTCGCCCAGTTCAACGGTTTTTTCAAGGTGGCTGGTATGTCGCGCGCCGCGCAGCAGCCGCGCAAGGCGGCGGAGTAACCTACGCCGTCCGGGTGGCTACCATGGCCGCGCGGGACGGCGTCGACTGGTTCCTATGGCGTCTGGCCACGTCAACCCGCATCCATGATGGATTAGCCGTGATTCGCTCCTGTTGGACCATCGGCGAAATGACCCATGCCCACATCGCCCTCGACGCGATGGAGGACATAGAGGCCGACGCGCGCAGGGTGCAGACATGAGCGGCGGGGTGATTGAGGAGCTTCTCGTAGCCCTCGGCGTCGACGCTGATACGGCCGGGGTGAGCGACTTCGCCGACGCGATCGACATGGCCTCGGCCGCGATGGAGATCGCCGCGATGGCCGCCGCGGCGCTGACCGCCGTTCTGGTTGGCGCGGTCGCCGTCACCCTCGAAGCCGCCGGCGCCGCGACCGAGGGCGCCGCCAAACTCGGGATCACGACTGAGCAGTACCAAGAGCTGGCCTACGCCGCCGCCCAGGCGGGCGTGCCGATGGAGACCCTGTCTGAGGCGATGGCCAAACAGACGCTCCTCGCTCAGAAAGCCGCGGACGGCGACAAGGCTGCCGCCGAGGCCTTCGCCGCGCTGGGCGTCTCAGTCACCGACGCCAACGGGCAGATGAAGTCCAGCGCGCAGATCATGGCCGAGACGGCCGACGCGCTCGCAGCGATCGAGGACCCGACAAAGCGCGCAGCGGCGGCCTCTGCCATCTATGGGGAGTCGGCTGCGAAGCTCCTGCCCCTCCTGGGCGAAGGCTCCGGCGCCATGGCGTCGATGGCGGCCGAGGCCCGGGCGCTCGGGATGGTCCTGTCGGCGGAAGACGTCGCCGCCGCTGACACCCTGGGCGACTCGTTCGACAGCCTCCTGGGCGTGGTCAAAGGCCTCGCCTTCGCCGTCGGCACCACGTTGGTGCCCTACCTCCAGGATGCGGTCGACTGGGTTCTCGACTGGACCAAAGCCAACGGGCAGTTGGTTCGCAACGGCATCGGCGCGCTGGTGACCGTGCTGGGCACCCTGGTGCGCATCCTCGTCTCGGCCCTCGACTTCGTCGACAGGGTCGTTGAGGCGACCGTGGGGTGGGAGACGGTGCTCTACGCCGCGACGGCGATCACCGTGGCGTGGGCGGCGGCGGTGTCTGTACTCCTCCTCGCCGTGACGGCCCTTGTCGGCGTGCTGGCGGTCGCCCTCGGGGGCGCGGTCGCGCTGGCGGCGGCGCTGAACCCGATGACCTACATCATGGGGGCGGTGGCCGCGGCGGTCGCAGGCTTTGTGCTGGTGATTGAGGATCTGTACACCTACCTCACCGGCGGAGACTCGCTGATCGGCCGGTTCATCGATCAGTGGAGCCAGTCTGAGGGTGTCCTGGGCTCAGTCGCGCGCCTGTTTCAGGCGATGATCACCCTCGGGCAGGCGCTTTGGGCGGCCCTCTCGCCGGTCGGGGACGCGCTCGGCGGCGCCTTCGCAGCGGCGCTGCCCTACGTCGAGCGCCTTGTGTCGCTGGTGGGCGGCGCGCTGATGGCGGGGCTGAACGCGCTGATCCCGGTCATCGACGGGATCACGGCCGGGATCACGGCGGCGACTGAGTTGCTCGGCGTCGAGATCCCGCAGGCTGCCGCGGGCGCACAGGCTGGGGCCGCGGCCCCGATGGGTGCAGCGATGGCCGGCGCGATGGAGGCCCCCACCACGTCGACGGCGGCCCTTGGCGTCCCTGCGCAGGCCCAGGCCGGCGGGGGCGGCGGGCGCTCGGTGAGCGTGAGCGGGTCGACCTACAACGTCTCGGGCCTCGGGTTGACGGAGCCCCAGGTCACAGACCTCTTCCGGCGCCTGTTGGATGAGCAGGTGCGGGCCATCGTCGAAGCGAATGAGGGGGCGCCCGCTTGAGCCCCTTCGCGATCATCGACGCCGCCGGCCGGGTGCTACTCTTCGACGCTGTGGAGCGGGTCACCCATTCGTCATCGGTGACGGTGACCAGCCACCCCACCGAGCCCGGGGCCACGGTGAGCGACAACGCCACGGTCGATCCGGTGACCCTGTCGGCGACGGCGCTGATCACGGCCTCGCCCTTCGCCGGCGCGCTGGTGGGTGACGCGCTGCCTGCGGCCGGAGTCGCGCGCCTGTCGGCCGCCGAGGCGTGGCTGGACTCGGTCGCCGGGCAGATCGTGACCATCCAAACGGCGCGGCGCTCTTACGCTGGGATGGTGCTGACCCGCTGGCGGCGGGCGGACACGAGCCGGCGGGCCCTGCGCTTCGAGATCGACGCGAAGCAGATCCTGGTGGCGACCGTGACCACGGTAGACCTCCCCGCGCCTGACCCGGCGCCCGCGGTGGAGGCCTCCTCGTCTGCGGCCGTCGACGCCGGGGATCAGCCCACCACCGACACGGCGACCGACTCCGCCACCGGGGCCACGTCGGCGACGGCGACGGCCGAGGAGGACGCTGACACGAGCGCGGCGGCCTCGATCTATGACGCCGTGGTGGGGGACTGATGGGCCAGCGGATCGCCACCTTCGCGGCCCAGGCCGACACGACACAGACCGTCACCCTCGATGGCGTTCAGTATCGCCTGCGACTCGTCTGGCGTGAGCGGTGCCGCGGCTGGTACATGGACCTCGCCACGCTGTCGGGCGGGCAGATCGTGGCCGGGCGGCGCCTGTCCGCGGGCTGGTGTCCGCTGACGGGCATCCGCTACACCGACGCCCCAGGGGGCTACCTCTATGTGCGGGGCGTTGACGGCTACGAGCGTGACGACCTCGGCGAGGGGCTCCAGATCGTCTACTACGCCGCCGACGAGGTGACGCGCGCGGGGGCGACCGGGCCCGATCTGACGGTGACCCTGTGAGCCTGTTCGGGCGCATCGTCGAGCTGGACATTGGGACCGCGGGCAGCACGGGGAAGCGGTTCACGGGCCTGCATGTCGACTTCCGGGTTGAGTCGGGCATGAACGGAGAGCCCGGGAAGGCGAAGATCACGGCCTTCAACCTCGCTGAGGACACGATCGGGCGCCTGCAAGCCCCGGGGGCGGTGGTGCGCCTGTCGGTCGGCTACCAGGGCGAGCCCGCGCGCCTCGTGTTTTCCGGCACCCCGACAAAGGGGGGCTGCAAGATCGAGCGCCGCGGGGCCGATCTGGTGACTGAGATCGAGGCCGCCGACGGGGCGCCCTCCTACGCGGCGCAGGTGCGGGTGGCCTTCTCGCGGCCGGTGACGGTGGCTGAGGTGTGGGCCGAGGCCCTGCGGCAGATCGGCGCGCCCGCTGGCTTCGTCGCCGCGATCCCAGACCGGCAGCTCCCCCGCGGGGTCGCACTCCAGGGCGCAGGCCGTGACGTGCTGGCGCGGCTGGCGACGATGGCCGGGGGCGAGGTGGTGATCCGCGACGGGGCGATCTCCCTCCTGTCGCGCGGCCAACCGTCCGGGGAGAGCGCGATCGTCTTCTCCAGTTCCACGGGGAACCTGATTGGGGCGCCGTCGCGGACTGACGACGGGGTGGAGGTTAAGGCGCTGATCGCCCCCACGATGCGCCCAGGGCGGCCCTTCCGGGTGATCTCCGAGCGCATCACGGGCGACTTTCGCGCGGAGTCGGTGGTCTTCGACGGGTCATCCTACGGGCAGTCGTTCTATGTGCAGGTGAAGGGGGCCCCGCTGTGAGCGCAAAACCGACCCTCGCCAGCGCGCTCCGGGGCGCGATCAAGGGGCAGACGGCGGCCGTCGAGACGGCGCTGCCTGGGGTGGTGACGGCCTATGACCGGGCGTCTCAGACGTGCTCGGCGGAGATCGCTACCCCGCTGGGCTCGCGCGGCCCTGACGGGCAGGTGGCGCACCAGTCGGCCCCGCCCCTCTCCGGGGTGCCGGTGGTCTTCCCCGGCGGGCTGACCTACGACCTCGCCGCGGGTGACTCGGTGCTCCTTGTCTTCGCGTCGCGCTCCATCGACGAATGGCGCTCAAGCGGGTCGGTCGGGGTGCCGCCCCTCGATGGGCGCCGCCATGACCTCACCGACGCCGTCGCCATCCCGGGGCTGCGGCACGGGGGCGCGGCTGTCGGGTCCACGGGCTACGCAGCGGGCGCGTGGGTGGTCGAGCAAGGTGACATCCGCCTCGGGTCATCGGCCGCCGCTGACGCGGTGGTCATAGCACCCCTCCTCGATGGCCTCGACGACGTGCTCGCGGCGCTGACAGACTGGGTCAGCGCGATCGGCGGCGACCCCACGAAGCTCGCGGCGCTGACGGCGG